ATGATAGGTGATGCAGTAGGATTTGTCTACGTAGTTACAGATACTTCTACAGGTATGAAATACATTGGAAAAAAGAACTTCTTTTCTAAAGTAACTAAACCACCTCTGAAAGGTAAAACCCGTAAACGTCGATCTTTAAAAGAATCTGATTGGAAAACATATTGCGGATCAAGCGAAACCGTAAAATTGATTGTAGAAGAAAATGGCTTAGACCACTTCCATCGCGAAATTATTCATTTGTGCAAATCTAAAGGAGTAATGAGTTATATGGAATGCTACGAACAAATGAACACTCATGCACTTCTTAAACCTAACGAATATCATAACGCCTTTTTTGGCGGAAAGATTCATAGAGGTCACCTAAAGGATCTTAAGGCAGAAGATTTTAAGTAAATAAAGGGGTGTACAAACTACTAATCTTGGTTTATAATAGATATCTAACAAGCACAGAAAGATTACATTATGATTATTGTCGACTATAGTGGCATAGCAATTGCCGCAATTTTTTCTCAAGATCGTCCAGAAGAAATTCAGGAAGGCCTTATTCGTCATATGATACTAAACAGTATACGACGATACAACACTAAATTCCGTGATGAATACGGACAAATGATTATTGCCTGTGACAGTACATCTTGGCGTAAAGAAAAGTTTGCAAACTATAAAGCTAAACGGAAAACTGCCCGTGATGAATCACCTTTAGATTGGGGCAAGTTCTTTGGTTTTCTCAATGGAATCCGGGATGAAATCGCAGAAGAAATGCCTTATCCTGTAGTACACGTAGATCGCGCTGAAGCTGACGATGTAATTGCTGCCCTTGCAAAATCAACACAAGAATTTGGAAAGAACGAACCAGTTATGATCGTTTCTTCTGATAAAGACTTTATTCAATTGCAGCGTTATTCAAACGTAAAGCAATTTAGTCCAATGAAACGTGCAGCGCTAAAGATTGAAGATCCAACATTCTACAAATTTGAACATATCTGTAAAGGTGATACTAGTGATGGAGTACCAAATATGCTTAGTGCTGATGATACTTTTGTTGTAGAAGGTGGTCGCCAAACGCCAATGCGTGCTAAGAAAATCAAGGAATGGTATGACGCATGTGGTGGTAATGCTTCTGATGTCGATTCGTTACGTAATGTTATGACCGAAGAACAATACCGCAACTTTTGTCGTAACAAGCTTATGATTGACTTAGATTGTATTCCTACAGATATTGTAGATAACATAATGGATAAATATAATTCTCAACAGGGTAAATCAAACATGAAAGTACTCAATTATTTAATAACTAAAAGATGTAGTTTGCTGGTTGAATCAGCAAAAGACTTCTTTGTAAACGAAAGCTAAATTATGCAAAAATATATACACGAAGTATTCGAAGAAGTATGTAAGCTCGAAGATCGTAATGATCGAATCGACCATTTAAAACAAAACGCGTTTAAGCAAGTAAAGTCAGTATTACAGCTTTGCTATAACGATAAAATTGTATTGGATTTGCCAAAGGGTAAACCACCATTTGAAGTATGTCCTGAAGGACGTGAACCTGCTCCTCTATCTAATGCCTTTAAGCCTATTGGAATGTGTGTAGTAGCAAATAAGATCGCACAATTTAAGAAAGAAAAAATCTTTATTGGCATCTTAGAACAAATTCACGAAGAAGACGCGGCTATTCTTTGCGCTGCTAAGGATGGAACAATCACTAATTTACAGAATAAAAAATATCGCAAAATTACAAAAAGCCTAGTTGAAGCAGCATTTCCTGAATTGTTAAAGTAGTGTACAAATAACACAACTTTGATATAATTATATTATGAACGTATTTGTATTAGATAATGACCCAGTGGTAGCAGCTCAACTGCACTGCGATAAGCACGTCGTAAAAATGATTATTGAATCTGCGCAAATGTTATCAACAGCGCACCGTATGCTTGATGGTAAACCCGAAAAGCGCCGATCAGTTTCAGGTAAAACAATGCAACAGTATTATGTTTTACCCGACGATCGCGAGCAAACACTTTACAAGGCTGTACATAAGTATCATCCTTGTACGGTATGGACTATGGAAACACTTGAAAACTATCGTTGGCATTGGAAGTTGTTTGATGCTCTCTGTGACGAATACACATATCGCTATGGTAAAGTTCACAAAACAGATCAAATTCTTCGCAAAGAATTATTCGATGCACCAGTAAATATTCCAAACGGTAAGCTAACTAAGTTTCCATTGGCCATGAAATCAAATCCAGAATGTATGTTTGAAGATCCTGTCAAATCGTACAAAGCATTTTATAAAACTAAACAAAAAAGATTCAATATGGCTTGGTCAAAACGTGCCACACCACATTGGTTTATTACTTGATATGCCAACTTACGATATACAGAATAAAAAAACAGGTGAAGTAAAGGAAGTCTTTTGCTCATATGCAGATAAAGAAAAAACTTTAAAAAAAGAAGGATCTGATTGGGAATATATAATGTCATCTCCTTCAATATCAAGCGATCTAATTGATCCTATTAGACGAGCAGGTTCCGAGTGGAATGATCGTTTAAAAGGAATCAAAAAAGCATCGGCTAGAGACAATACTATTAATACTTACTAATTATGTTATACGATTATAAATGCAAAAAATGTGATAAAACATGGGAGGAATCTCATCCAGTAGATAACCGAGATGTACCATGTGGTAAACCCTGTCCTTGCGGTTCAAATGGAACAGTGTTTCGACCAATGTCCGCGCCTGGACTTAACTTCGAAGGATCAGTTGGTAAAATTAGTAAGACAGGAAATTTTAAATGAGAAAAGAATTTATACACGAAAACGTTGATTTAGGATATCAAGATTTAGAAGCTGTAACGCTTAAATCAGGCAGAACCTATCTTACACCTGAAGGAGAAAAGTATCCTTCGATTACGACCGCATTAGGATATCGTGATCGATGGAAGTGGGCCAAATGGCGTAAAGATATTGGTGAAGAAGAAGCTAACCGTCGTACACGACATGCAACAACTCGTGGCACGAATGTACATAATATTGCTGAAAGATATATCAATAACGAAGAAGACTATATCAAAACAAAGGCCGATAAAATGCCTCATGTTTTACATAGTTGGTCAACACTTCAAAAGGTAATTGATGACAATATTGGTAAAGTTTATATGCAAGAATGTCCTCTTTATTCTAATCAGCTTAAGGTTGCAGGGCGCGTCGATTGCATCGCAGAATTTGATGGTGAACTATCAATTGTAGATTTTAAAACATCAGGCCGTGTCAAAGAACGCGATGAAATTTCATCGTACTTTATGCAAGAAGCAGCTTATGCTATTATGTTTGAAGAACGCACTGGAATTACGATCAATCAACTCGTAACGTTAATGGTTGTTGATGGTGATGATAAACCAATCGTATTTAAGGAAAAAACAAAAGATTGGATTAAGCCATTAGTTGAGGAAATCGAATATTATTACGAAAAAAGCGGTGTACAAAACGCGTAACTTCGTTATAATTATATTATGATTATATTAACAGACTGCGATGGAGTGCTCCTATCTTGGGTTCACTCGTTCGAATGGTGGATGAAACGTAAAGGCTATAAAAAGGCTGCTGGTTATTCTTACAAAGTTTCAGAACAATATGGAATATCAGATGATGTAGCAGATGTGCTTGTAGGTCACTTTAATGAATCTGCAGCAATTGGTTTCTTACCACCAATTGGAGATGCTATTAAATACGTAAAGAAGTTGCACGAAGAACACGGTTATGTTTTTCATTGCATCACATCTATGGGCACAGAACCTTATGCTATAAGATTACGTGAAGAAAATCTAAAAAATGTATTTGGTCCAACCGTCTTTGAAAGAATTCATTGTATCGATTGCGGAGCAGATAAAACTGATGCGCTTAAGCGGTATGAAGATTCAGACTTTGTATGGATTGAAGACAAACCAGAGAATGCAGAAATCGGAGCAAAATTAGGACTTCGTTCCTTCCTTATTAATCGTCCTTATAATTCAAATTATCTAGTATTAAAT